CAAACCAAGTCACAGGTACCAGCAATCTCGTATGCATCAGAAAATAAATGAACTTCGGTCTCGATCAATTTAGGTTTGTAGGTTTCCCAAAAGTCTACAAAACGAAGAAACATTTGCCACACATCTGGATTGTGTTGTGGGTTACCCCACTCGTTTAGGAAATGGAGCTCTTTACCGTTTAGATAGTCCTCGATTAGCTCGTGAGTGGCTGTACCTTCCTCACCTGCTTTTTTAACAATATATTCTGAAGAATATCCTACTTTTTTCAACCAATCCTCAAAGAACTTTCCTTTAGGGTATGCCGACAACACGTAAGTGATAGAAGGATAGTATTTCCCGTTACGTCTGTAGTAACGTGAGTCTGGCATTGTAATTTGTTTAGCATCTTCAGAGATCTCTAGGATTCGGTTATAAGATTGCTTGATGTTTCTTTTACTCATATTAGTTGAAGTTTTCTCTCCATCAACTCATATTCTGAGAGAGGGTGAGTGTTTTGAATGATATTAGTAACTGATTCAAATCCCATCTCAGATGGGTCTTTTTCATTTAAATCAACCAGGTAAACTTCTTTACCTTCATTCATTAGTTGCTCACAAAAGCGGACAGCATCTTGTTGAGCATCTTTATCTAAAGCTATGTAGATTTTTTTAACCTCAGAAGTAACTATTTTTTTCATTAGTTCTTTCTGGATGTGTTTTCCTAAAAGAGGAATAGCGTTACGTTTAATTGCTAAAGCATCAAATGGTCCCTCACATAGAATTAAAGGAGAAGACCAATTGATAAACAATTCAAAAGGTACAATATCCTTACTCAATGGTGGATTTTTATATTTAACCGGAGAGTGAGGATTAAAGTTACGAGCCACAAAATAATTTAGTGATCCTTCGTGAGAATACGACGGAATTATAATCATTTGATCATAAACACCGCCCTCGCAATAACCAATATTGTATCGCAGTATATCCGCTTTAGTTAAACCTCTTTGTTTTAGATATTTTAAGGCTTGTCTGCCTATTATATCAGAAGAACTAATTTCGGATAGTGGTTTAAATTCTTTAGGTAACTCTAAAGCTAGAGTTATTTGATCTTTAATTTTAACCTCCTTAAAGGAGACATGTTTTTTTAACTCAAAGATTTTATCGTCTGGGGCATTAGCTTGTTTAAGTAAGGTTACTAGATTAGTCCCTTTTTTATTACAAACCCAGCAATGCCAAGGATTACCTTTTACAGCATCGTCAAAATTAATCTCTAGTTTTGGTTTAGTGTGGTGGCAAAACGGGCAGTGATATGCTTGGTTACCCCGAGCGGTTGGTTTACCAACTCCCAAAACCGAATTTACTATATTAACTAGTAGATTATTTACCATAGGGGTAAATATACGAAATCTATTTTACTCAGCAAAGTCTTTTCTAAAGAACTTACCAAGAATATTGTCGTTAAAGTATCCGTCTTGTTGTTCTATGACCCCTAACATAAACAAAAATTTACATTCGTAGTAAGTTAATAACTTTTTGTTGGTAACCAACTGTAAAATCTCACGAGTGAACTCTTCTTGTTTACCTTCTTTTACCAAATCTAAGATAGGTTTAGCTGAGCCATAATAGGTTTTCCAATCACTTTCTTTTTGAATTACTTCAGTGGTTGGTTTTCTACCTCTACCAGTTTGTTCAGCGAGTTGCTTTTTAGTGAGTTTTTTCTTTACATTATGGAATAACGATTTTTTACCAATATAGGATTTACCTGAGGGTAAGTGAGTAACTATATAGATAAAACCATATGTGTCTTGAGGGAGATCCTCTAGAGAGAGGACCTCTTTATTTTGATATAACCACATTTTATTATCGGTCTAAATTGATAAGAATTGTTGTGTCTGTTGTTCTGGATAAAGGTAGGGGTTGTGATAGTTTCCCTACAGCTAAAAGTTCTTGTGCTTCGTTATACATCCCTACTGTTGTAACATAGGGTTGAAAGTAAGAACTAGTTACGAATCCATATAATGTACCCTCAGTTGAACCAGAAATCAAGGAGGGGTTTTGGGAAAAATTAAATTCGTTTTCGTTTATAGTAGCTTTATACTGTGTCTCGTAGATAGTATATGATGAAGAGAATGAACAAGTAGCTTCTGTGGAATTTACAAAATCTTCCATGTTAAGAGGATCTAAACCTGTACCATTAGTTAAAACTACAATACCATGAGTATAAATTATATTTCCAACTACTTGACCATTCCCTAAAATACTTCCTGAGGCTAAAATATTTCCTTCACCATCATCTGTAAAGATTACCCCAGTATCACCTGTATCGTCCCAAATAAAAGAATTTGGTTGAATATAATCTCCAAACAAAAAAGAAGGAATAGAAAATACAGCTATTTGTTCGCCTGAAGAGGTTGGGAAATATCTATAGGGAGTAAGTGTAGATTGAAGATAATTATCAAATCTACCTGTTGGGTTTGAAGAACCAGTTATAACGTTGCCTGCCTCATCTGCACCTGGGAGGATACTTGATGTTGTAGCATTATCACCATAACTAGCTGTTAAAAAGTTTGAGTAATATAGTTCTTGAATTGAACTATAAACTAAAGTTTGGTATTGAGTATTGTTAATTCCTGTAGTTGGAGCAGTAGCAGGATAGAAAGTTCCCGGGTAATTAGTACCCAGGAACGTATCTATTTGGACATCGCTATCTGTAAAATCACTATAAGAGAAAGTAAAACCCTTATTAACCTCAAACGGGGTTATGATTATATCAGAAGCTAAAAATTGTTTCCAAGCACCCATTCATTTTAGAAATCTAATTTAACTCTAACAAGTGCTTCTTTAGTAAAGTCTTTTAATAATGGTCTAGATAATTTAGCTACAGCTAATAATTCACTAGCATCATTATACAAACCTACAGTTGTAATGTATACCTGTGGATTGTTAATAAATGAACTATACAATACTTCACCAGTTGAACCTGAGATAAATGATGGGTTTTCTGAGTAGTTAAATTCTGAACTTCTTGGTCTTACAAAAACGTAATCTGAAGCTATATTTTCTTGAGAATTTAAAGTAAAGGGACTGCCGTTTTGACCTGAAGCTGAAATAGCAGTAAATAATCTAAATGGATTTAAACCATTAGTATTTGAAGTTCTTGTAGGTACTAAGTTAATAGACTGAGAGATAGCTAATGGGTTTAATAGAATAGTTCCGATATCTGGTAATAACCAACCATATGAACCTGAGCTTGGTGAATAACCATTAATACCATCTGTTCCTGAACCTGAGTAAACTACACCAGCTGAACCTGAAACTAATTGGAATACTCTACCGGCATCACAGAAAATTTGTGAGGATGCTACTTGAGAATCATCAGTAATAGTTAAGTTAGTTGAACCTGTTCTAAGAGTTAATGATAATGAACCTGGGAATAATGCTTCTTTATATCTATCTCTTTCAACGGAGATTGCCCAGAAATCAGATCCTGTAATACCACCCCAAGAGAAGTTAGCGTTTTCATCTCCTAAAACTAGGATTTGATATTGACCCCAAATAGTACCTGAGTATGAGTATCCATCTACTGCTGGGTTATATAATTCACTACCACTAGCATATAAGTTACCATAAGTAACTGCAAATTGGATAGAATTAGTAACTGCAGTATTGTATGCGTTTAAGTAATAATTACCTGCAGAAGATGCAGCTTGAGTAGATGAAGTGAAAAATGTAAAAAGACTTGCAGTTTCGCCTGTCCAAATACCAGCAGTAATTGAATCTACTGATACTACAAAATCATCTGGTTCGAATGCTTTAAATGACATATTCTATAAATTAAGATACTTGAGTTACTTGAACTGGGATTTGAATACGTGCTCCTGAATCTCTACCAATTACAGTTAATGTAGCGTATAGAGTTGAGTTAGTACCAAATAATGTGTTAACAGTAGTTGCTTTTAAGTTAATAGTTGTACCTACAACTGTTTTAGATACTGAAGTACCTAGTGTAGTTGAAGCGTTTAGTGCAACTGCATCTGTTGTGTTAATACCAACACCATTGAATTGGCTAAATAATCTAACATCAGAGATAGTAGCTGTGTAACCTGCTGCTTCGCTTTGGTTTCCACCTAAGTAGTTTAGGGTTTGTGGAGTAATTGCTAATGAAGCTCCTTGTTTAATTACAATTGAAGTGTAACCCAAATCTAGGATAGGTAGTTTAGCAGTACCACGTGGTAAAGTAGTAAGTAAGTACTTCATGATTTGAGTACTTTGAGGAAACGCCTCTAATAAAGGCATGTTTTCGATTGCTTGACCATAATAAGCTGAACCTGAAGGATGATTTGGATTATAAAGTGTATAATCGATCTCGTCATCAGCTAAGGCAAACTGTGTGATTTGGAAGGAACCGTCGTTTTGAGCTAATAGCTGGCGGCCCTTATCTGTAAGGATAGCATCTACGGTTACTACTGAGTTATTTAAATATCCCATTGTTTAATGTTTGATTTATTATAAATATATTAAGTTAAAATTTTATTTAGGATTTAGGCGCAGATTGCGGTTTTTCCTCAGTTTGGAATAAAGGTACATTCGGATTTGGGTCATTGCCAAATCGTCTTGAAATATATTCTTGGTTTTGTTGAACCAAAACAGTATTAGTCGGTTTAGATAAACATCCTTTTCCAATTCCTGAGAAATTAGTTACTTGAGGAGCTTGCGTTACAATTGCTCTTTTTGACTTATCTGCTGCCCAAATTAAAGCACCATATGATACCCCAGATATAATACCAGGTTGTCCTACGTTTTGATTACCACCTACTTTATCGTTATTAATAGAGTAAGTTCTAAAATCAGTTTCTTTAATACCTGCTGCTAAATAAGTAATACCACTACCTATATTTACTCCTGTAATTCTGATAGGCCAGTTAAGTACTTGATTTAATGTACCTGAAGCAGTATCTCCTAAACTTTGGTAAAGTGAAATATAATATTCACTTCCAGAAACACTACCTGAGTAAATTTCATTTAACATTGTATTAGTAGCTACTTGGCTACCAGTACATTCAGCTCCATTACTATTTAAAGCTACACTATAAATAGCACTAGTACCCGCTGATACTTTATTCCAAAGAATATATTGGTCTGTTGTATTAAATACTATAGAACCTGTACCTACAACGTTAGATGTAGCTGGAACTATAAAGCTAGAAGTAGCAGGAATACTTGCATCAGTTAATATAATCTGTGATGCAGAAGGAGGCATTGTAGCGTTTGATCCTTCATATTGGTTTACAATTACAGTATTTTCAAAATCGTATCCTCTATAATCGTAATTTAAAATATCAGTATACCCCTGGTCTTTTTGTTTGGTATAAAATACAGTATCAGGACCAGTTGTGCTAATCATTTGAGTAACAAATACTGCTCCTCCTTTTTCAATTTCAGGATATGAACCCCCACCTCCATTAAATTCTAATAAAGTATTACTTCTATCTTGTGCTGGGAAGAATGGGCTATCAATATTAGGATTTACAGAACCATAGTAATATCCTGGATCGTCTGTACCTTGTTCATCTGAGTTTCTACTACCTATGTAACGAGGAAGAGTACTTCTTCTTGCATTATAATTAAAGGTTTGAACTGTAGAAGGAGTAGCATCTCCATTTATAATAGCTTGTTGGTTAACAGGGATAGTAGCACTATCTGGGTAGTCAATATCCATAAATGTATCGTTTACTCTAGCTAATAAAGCATTTCCGTAAACTGCATTACAATCACTATTTTCAAAACTTAAAGGAACAAATGGTTCTAAAAGAGTTTGTGTATTTAAATCAGCACTTATATTAATAGGATATGGTTGAGAAAGATCAAGAAATCCTGTTCCTGTACTATTTAAAGTAAATTCATAACCATCAGATTGGTTTACTAAAAGTACATAATAACTAATTTGTTCTTGAATGCTAAGAATATCTAACTCAATAAAGTTTTCACTATTATTAGTTACACTAACATAAGTACCAGGAGAAAAACCTGTACTACTTATTGTAGGGTCTAAACTTATAGAAGGAATTAATATTTTTTTAGCACTTGGGATGTAACTAGTAAGGTCTAAACCATTATCAGATACTTTACGAATTAAAACAGCTTGTACTTTATAAGTATCAGCATAACTTATTGGGGAAACTGATCTGTCAGATATTCTACCGGCATTCCACCATAAAGACATTCTACCACTTGATAATGGGGTATTAACAAAAGTATCTAAAGAAATTTGAGTAGCTCCTAAACCAGTGTCTTCTTGTCCGTTACTATTATTAGTAAAATGAAGTATATCGTAAGTTACAATAGTTGTATCTGCTACTTTAAAAGGTTCACATTCTGGGTTAAGTTCACCATCTGTGGCTACAATAGATGAACCACTAAATTCACCATTAAAAAATTCTTGAGCTGTATTATCAGTGAATGGAATTAACTTAAATGGAGTTACATTTATACCATCCCAACTCTGGGTTACGTTAATTACTTGATTAACTGTATAACCAAAATCTTCGTCAAAATCTGTTATAAGATTTGGTAAAGTTCCACCATCTGAACCTGTAAAACTTTCAAGTGGGAATGATTCAAAATCACTTGATGCTCTATAAATTTGTTGACCATCTAAAAGTTCAGATACCTGACCAATTGAACCTGTTAATGTTAAATCTTGGAATAGGATTGGGGTTAATAATCCAGCAGAGCTACTGTACGCACCTTGTGGAGTTTCAATTGTTGCTTGTGGAAGTGGATACTTCTGCCTTTCAAGCATGTGCTGTTTAATTACAATACCTGTAGCAATACTTGTTCTAGCAGGTACATAATCTTTAACCATCTTAAAGAGTGAATTATCAAAGAACTTAATTAATCTAACAAAATCTGTTAAATCATAGTTTTGAATATACTTTAAGAAGTATTGGTCACGTAGTTGTACTAACGACGGGTATTCCACGTTTCTTGACGGGATTAAACGCGGGTCACCTATGTAATCACCATAGTCAAAGAAACCGATAGAATTGATTATATCGTCGTTAATTTCGTTTTGGGGTGAAAAAGCTACTTCTAAATAATTAATATTATTAGTGTAACTTTCACTTATAAATGAAGATTGTTGAACCGAGATTTGACTTGAAAGTACATTTGAATCTGGTAAATCTTGTTGGGTATTGTTTCCGTATTGTGAGGGAGCTAAAATAGTCTCGTAACGCTTAATTTTATCAGTGTTACGGTTTCTGATACCTGCAGGGAATGAATCATAATAGATAGTGCCTCTATTTGTAGAGAATTCACCATCGTTAATTCCAAAATTACTATCAGAAGCAAATGAAGAAGTAGCAATCCAAGATCCAGTTACTTTTGGATGGATTGAAACTGAACCTGTATACAATTCACCTCCTAAAGATGCTCTAAATGCTAATTCTTCAGATCCACTATTAACTCCAGTACCTTCAATTGATTGAGGGTTCATTACATAATCTTCAAATACTCCAACTGAAAGTGAAGAGGTAAAATATCTAATTTCTTGGTATGAACCTGTAAATGGTCTATAGTTACCTATTTGGTTTCTACTATCAGAAGGGAAATAAGAAGCATTTCCTCCAATCCAGTTACCAATACTAGTATTTACTGAAGAAGAGGATATAAATCCTATAGTAGAACCATCCCAACCATCATATAGATTATTAGCTGCGTATAAAGTAAAATTAGAAGGATCGTTATCAGTATCTACTGTAACTGCTACTGACCACCAACCACTATCATAAAATGGTAAATAAACACTTGCTGAATCAGATCCTACTATAAGTTTTAAAGTAGCAAATTCATTATAAGGATTAGCAGCTGAACCACTAAATGAGCCTGAAGTAAATCCTGAACCAGTGTATTCTAGAACAATTTTAGCGGGATTGCCATCATCTAAACTCCAAAGAGATTGGCTTGGGTAAGATATAGCTGAGTTTAAGCCTGGGGTTTGGAATCTGAATTGTAAAGTAGCGGGAGTGTTATTAGTAGCATTCCAATCACTATTTAACTGCCATTCAGAATTAATCCAACCATCATTGTTTGTAGCAAATTTATAATCAAATTGATCGTACCAAAGATCCCAATCGTTAGAGTTGATTTTATCTTTACCACCAAATTCACTAATACGTAAAATAGTATCAGGAACACCATAAACATTTATAAGTGCTCTTAAACCAGCTAATGTACCTTTTTTCTTTAAAAGATATGGTAAGTTATTGTATAAACGTTTGTAAATACGTTTATTAACATCATCAATGGGAACTGCAGCGTTTGAAGCTGAGATAGCGGTATTTACATACTCATATCCTGTAGGAGTAGGTAAAGAGCTAGTCATGTAAGGGAATGGGAACAAGCTACCTGAAGCAGTTGTACCTATAAATGCTGAATAAAGATCAAAATCACTGTAGTTGTTTTGGTAAAGTTTAACACCAAAATCTCTTAAAATTTGAGCTACTAAATCTTTTGATACACCATAATTTAAACGGTTATCAGCATCGTATTTGTTTGTAATATCCTTAACATATACCCAAACATTATCATCAAAGAATTGACCTATCATATCAACGAAAGTCATATAGCTTTCGTTTTGAACATCACTTCTTATATATTCAGGAATAGCGTATTTTAAGTAATTATTATTAAATTCATCGTATTCAGCCGCATCTATTAAACTAGCAGTTACCCAAGTTTGGGCAGCTGAAGATGAATAGGATACGTTTGTAAAAGGAGCTTCATTATTTACTTTAGGGAATGTAGTAGAACCCGATTCAAAATATAAATAATACTCATATCCATCAAAATTAGTAATAGTTAAATTAATAAAATTGTTTAATGAGTTAATTTCTTGGGTAGAAGATACTGAAGCTGATATAGAGTTAAGAGTATCCAATGTAGCACTAGCTGATTGGATTAAAACTACCTTATAAAAGAAATTCTCTACTCTAGAATATGCTGATGAAAAATTAACAAAATTATTAAATTCAGAATAATCAATATTGATTTCAACACCTGGTTTATTAAAGTAGCTATTTACCTGATACTGTGATTGGGATACTGAAGCGCTTGTATAATTCTCTAAGCTAGCAAATTCTGTAGAGTTATTAAGTTGATTAGTAGCTGGTATATTAAAGTTAGGACCACTGATAGGAATACCTAAATTAACAGGGGCTACTTCATTTACGTATTCTAGTTTATAAGCTATACTATCTGAAAGTTTAGTAACAGCCCATAATGGAGTTTTAACTGGGATACGAGCTGGTAAAGGTTCATAAAGTTTAACTAAAACTGTGGTTTCACCTCCTGTTTGATCTAATAAAATATTATTAGCTATAAGTGTAATATTATTCCCTAAATTAAGATAAAAATCCTGGAATGTAGGTTGGGCATTACTTGCTGAGATAAATTCAGTAACTGAAGCACTAATTACTAGTGGGATTATTGTTGTAGAGGCTAATCTTAATTCAGTTCTATTAGAACTAATTTCTTTAATGTAGTATTGATTATCTACACTAGGAGAAGAAGCTAAGATATTAGTATAAAAATTGTATAAAACATTTACTATACCATCATCATAACCTGCATCTACAACATCAGTATTAGGGTCAATGTATAATTGATTATCTAATATAGAATAATTAACATAATTTTCAGACCCAATTAAAAGACTATTATTAGCATTATATATATAAAATTCTATATAATCTGTTTCGGGATTGAAAACAGTAGGCGTAATATTAACCGACAACAAGTTTTCATCTGAAGGGGAATATGTTTCAGTTAAAAATGTTGTTGGATTAACGGGGTTTATGCTTAATAATGTAGCCATTCTATATATTAACTATTATTTTGTGCTCTACGTGCTCTACGAGCTGCTCTTCTTTCTTCTCTTTGTTTCTTTCTTAAGTCTTTAGCACTTAAAGTACTATTAGGATCTAAAGCAGCATTAGCTGTATCAGGACTTTCAAACGATGGTAAAGGAGGTAACTGTGGGATATTTAACTGTGGTAAATTTAAACCTGATGTTTGGAGAGTTTGTGATATAAGCTGTACTGGTTCTCTTTGAATTTCGATTAATTGTCTTCTTAATTGAGTAATTTCTTGTTGAAGAAGAACAATTTCATCGTTTATAACTGTAGAACCGATATATGCTTGACTTGTTTTAATAAGATACTCATGAGAATTGGTTTCTCCAAATTTAGGTATCTCAAAAAATAACTGCTCGTAGTTTTGAAAAAATTCGTCTACAGTAGGAACATTTAAAATATCATCTATTACTGGGGTAGGGATTGATAATTCAGTAAAAGAAGTATCAATTACCTCCTGGTATTGAATTTTTGAAGCAAAAGTTTCTTTTAATAAATTAACTTTTTCCATTATCCATTAACTACTTTAAAATAGTATTTATCGTCATAAACTGTTGTACTACCACCTGCGGTTACTTGTACTAATATTTTATAATATCTTTCTGGTTCTAGACCATCCATGTAAATATCAAAATAACTTGAAGTAGCGTCAGCACTAATTTTAGTATAAGGAGAAAATTCAACTACGTATTCGTTAGTATCTAAATCTTTTACAGCATAATAAGATGAACCAGAAGGTAAATAGTGCTGAACTGTATATAAAGAAGATGTAGACCATACTACAGGAGGATACATCTGAGTAACATTTAATCTAAATCTATTGATACTTTCTGGGTAGAAAATACCTGGGTTCTCTGCTAACGAAATTTTTAGGTTAGGTTGATTTAATACTTCAATACCTGAAGCTGTAAAAAATCCATTTACTACAGATCCGGTTTCCCATACAAAATCATCCCATCTAATTTCAAGTTGAGGAGGATATATTGTATTAGTATCAACACTGTAATATTGCATTACAGGTTGTACTAATTTATTTGTATTAAACTCAATATTGTCTTCCCATTTGATTAAGAAACCTTGGTTTGGGAGATTACTACCAGTTATTCCTACTGAGTGTGAATACCAAGTTTTAACAATATCAGTTACC